ATTAGGATCTTTACCGAAACCGAACATCTTACCAACATCTTTTAGGAATTTACCAATACTAACACCAACTCTATCGAAAAATGTGTCCATAGGACCGTCAATACGAGTCCAGATACCATCAAGAAGGCGTGTGATTGTATCCCAGAATTGTTCTAATGCAGCACGTATTGTGTTAAACGCATTAACAAGTCCAGAGCCATCCAATTGTGATTTGATACCAACGAATATACGCCCAATACCGTTAAATACATTCGCTATCATACCAGCAATAAGAATCAAATCTTGGATTATATTATCTGGTACGATTATATCGATAGCTGCAGCGATACCTTTAGCTACCATTTTCACAACGTCCCATAGACGTATAAATACTTCTACAATATTGTGAATTGCCAGGATTACACCTGGCTTGACTTCATCACCAACATGGAATAAATGTTTAAGATAATCAGTAATCTTAATGATTGTTTCTGCTATCTTAACGAATACCATATTGGTTTTATCGCCATTTTCAGCCCATTGCCTAAATATACTAGACTCTGGTATCATTGCTAATATGGCATTCTTAACACCCTGTCCTGCTAATTTAAGAGACTCAAAGAGTTCAACAATTGCAGAAATGAGGTGCGTACGTCCATCAAGTTGGTTGAATG